TACCAATGGTATTTGGCAGGCATATAAAGCTCAGTTTGAGAAGTATTATACAACTCATCCTGAACCCCGTCCAATTGGACGCTTATCAGCAAAATTGGAGGCTGCGGGTAAAGTCCGAGTGTTTGCCATTGTCGATAACTTTACACAATGTATGTTACGACCGCTACATAACTTCCTTATGGAAGGTCTGAAAGCGTTTGGCCACTCAGATGCAACTTTTGATCAGGATGGGGCAGTCCGCCACTTTAGTTCAATGGTAGCAGAGCGTAAATTACCTCTGTTTTCCTATGATCTTAAATCAGCGACTGACCTTATCCCCCGGGCGTTGTACCAAGCTGGCTTTTCAGCCATCTTTGGTTCCCAACGGACCGCATCATGGTTGCGATTACTCGTAGACCGAGATTACTCGGTTGGAGACCCTTCTCGTCCAGGGACAATGGAATCATTTGATCCATCATCCCCGGCGACTGTACGATACGGTACGGGGCAACCCATAGGCGCCCTGTCATCGTGGGCATCACTAGCTTGGGTCCACCACATACTTGTGGCCTCATCTGCAAAACGTGCCGGCTTTACTGTCGGTACTTTTTGGGACTACATTATTCTGGGTGACGATATTGTTATTGCTAACAAATCTGTTGCAGAACAATATCTGATTCTGTGTCAGGAATACTCAATCCCAATCTCTCTGACAAAATCTTATGTATCCACTAATGGAACATTTAATTTTGCTAATCAGATATTTATGGACTGGGACACAAACGTCTCGCCAGCTTCTCTTCGCGAGGAGGCGGGTATTACATCTTTCGACGCAAGACTCGAGTTCGCTCGACGAATTGCTTCTCGATGGTCTGGTACTATCCGCTCAATGGCAGATATCCTGTCACTTGTGACTCATCCTCAGAGATACGGAAAAACGTACCCTGAGCTTAGAGTAACACAGAATATGACAGCGGGTTCTCCCGCCCAAGCAGCAATGTGTCTTGTATGGTATCCAGGCCAACTTTCGTTAGCTTTGGGGTTACCTACAATAACTGTTGATCCCCTAGCAGCTAGTTCCCTAGCTGTTAAAGGGTTCTTTACAGGACTATTGTCTGCACGGGCTGGTAGAAGTCTCGCACCTCAAGGGTGGGGGACTTACTTAACCCAAAAACTGTCGTATCAGCTTATTGCTGATGCTGTAGAATGTCTGGAAGTCTCAAAACGACGCTTACTTAGCTTACGCCAAGAGCTCGTCTTGTACGTCCGGACAGATGGTCATGATTTGAGAACTGCCTTCCTAGCCGGATCTTCGACTGTTTTTCAGTCGCAGGAGTCGTACCGTACCATTATTAATAAATGGTTGGTACTTCCTGTTCGGACTAGTAACCCGTCTATTATAGGCCAGCACCGCTTCAAAGCGGTTTCTCGCCTGGGCTTCTTAGAAGCCTCTTTAGCACGGGTTAAAGACATTGAGTTTACCCTGTCAATACAGCACTACTTGTTTACACAAGCAGACTGGACTGATGGGGAAAATGCCTCATTGTTGTTGGCAATCGCTCGAGAAGCCTCCCGGATCCCATTGGTTCCGGAGACATCTTTAGCGTTCCCTCAGTTTTGGGAATCATTTATAATGGTCCCTCTGAGTGGTTCTCAAATGATGGAATATAAATCCGTTCGTAGATTATACGATTGGATGGTCATTCTGGGGGCTATTGTACCTCGACCCAATGCAGTGAGCAGCCATATCTATCAGACTCTTCAGGATTTACGTCCTGTACGTTCTTCAAGACAGCGCCCACCACTGATTGGTGGGAACGGTAACAATAAACCACGTCGAGCACGTGTGCCCGCCGTTTACCCAGAA